GGACAAAGGAATAAACGTTGTGAACCAACTAACTCAGGAACATTAACATCAACCATATCACCATCATCATTCTCACGACAAGGTGCTTCGTAGTTGTCAAGGTTAGCATAAGTCTTCTCAGTCGGTGTGCCAGCACCAACAACATTCAATGTAACACGTGCTTTGAATGGCTTATTAAGTAAATCAACAAACGTCTTAGCACATCCACCTGTGGCTGCATTAAGTTGCTTGAATAACTTCTTATAGTTAGACGTAGCTTTAACACCTTTGTTAAAATAAATCTTAACTTCGTGTGGTACTAACTTGTCGCCCATCTCATACATGTGGCGCTTATGAAGTAGCTCAATAACTAAGTAGCCCTTCTGTGACGCACTGTAACCTTTGGCAAGACCTGTTGCATCTGGGTCAAATTTACCTAGCTCAAGGTACTCACGTACTCGGCCAAGTGTAGCACCTGCAACTGGTACAGGGCGTTTGAAATCACCGGAAGAATCGACTGATGTGTTATCTGATTCTACGGCTGCTGCTGATATGGCAGCGAAATCTAATACTGGTGGTTTAATCTCTTCCATTACTTCTTTCCTACTACGGTTGTTTTAATTCGTGAAACTGTTTGTGTTGGGTACGTGTATTCTGAATCTCCACCATCTAAGACGACGGTTACAAAAGAATCACTCCAACGGTACGACTCACCTTTCTCAGTGTCGATTACTGTGTCCAATACACGTGGTACGGCTTGGTTTGCATCATCTAATTTAAAGATGATATTGATTCTACGTTTCATACGGTTCCTAGTGTTGTACTGTCATGGTGAATAAATCAGAACCAACCTCAGTCTCAGCTGGGAATGGTACTGTTACGTTTAAGTTCGGGTATGCTGCATTGAATACTTCTGGTACTGTCTCAAGTATAGCATGTACTGCTTTGCGTACTGGTGCTAGTAACTCGTCGTTCTTACCGTCTAGTAACAAACAGTCATGTACTGTGTTAATTAATAATACTAATCCATCGAAACCATCATTAGCTACGAAGTATCTCCATACAAGACCTAACATGGTCTGCATTACAAAGCCACCTTCTCCTTGCATCGGGTAGTTCTTACGTTCAGTAGGTGAGAAACCTGTGTACTTACCTTTCTTATGCAAGAAATCTGGGGTGATTGCTTCTTTCCACTTGTATATAGTACCAGTAGGACTATTCCAAGTAGACACTTTCTGAGCAAACGCAATTCCGTTATGGAACAACTTCTGACTTGTGCGTTCTGCATTATCGTTGATATGCACTGCAAGTAGTTCGTCAAATTTCTTAACTGTCGGATAGAGAGTTTCTTCTGCTTGAATGAGTAACTCAACATCACTCTTCGACATTCCTGTAGACTCAACAACAGCTGGTACTCCTGCGCCATAAGCACGTTGAAAGCTGAACTCTTTTGCCTTAGTACGCATCCCCATGTATATTGCATTATGCTCTACCTTACATTTATTAAGCACAAACTCATATGGCTCGGCTAGTTTCACGGATAGACGTTTACAATGAAAGTCTACGCGGTTTCTTAAATCTTCACATAGTTGTGGGTCGCCCGTAAGCATACCTTGTATCACAACTTCTAGTTGAGAGTAATCAATCTCAGCGAGCTTGCCATCTTCACCGAACCGTGATGTAAACATCTTCTTTACATTAGATGTATCACCACGTGGTATGTTCTGTAAATTAGGATTGCTACTACTCATTCTAGCAGTGACCGTATTAACATGGTTAAGCTGGTGGTGTATGATTGAATCTTCACCAAGCAACGTCAACATGCCCTTACGTCCACCTTTATCATCTTCAACCCAATAGTATGTACTTAGGTCTTTAGCACTTTTTGTGTACTGAGTAAGCGCATCAGTAAACGGGACGCCTCGTTTTGCGAGTTGAGATATTGTCTCCGCGTCCGTTGAGTAGAGAGGACCACCGTTTGCATCGGTGGACTTGCCCACCCACTTTGGGTTAGGCTTAGTGTAACCATCAAAAGTAAAGATATGAGGCTTAATACTACCTTTCGGCTTGGTACAGTCGTTGACTTTGACATTCTTAAATTTCCCTAGACCTTTGTTTTTACCAGACTTGTATATGTCTTGTGTAATGTAGAACTTACCATTATGTGCGAAGCCTTTTGCTGACTCTGGTACTTCTATAATATATATAGTACCGGCCAAGATACAATCATCTGGTGATATTGGTTTGGACTCACCGAACATGGTAAAGACAGGATGTGCTTCGTCTTTCTGTACGTATACAGTATTACCATTCTCGTCGGGAGTTAGTGTCCACTTACCGTAGCTTACTGCGCCACCGAAGATTAGACATGATTTCTTTTGTGTACTGCCCCAGCTAAATTCTAGCTCTGGTGGTAGTAGTGGTATGAAGTTATCAAGTGCGGCTGAACTCTCAGCTACAGTTTGTACCAACTTAGTACGTTCTTCTTCTGCAACGTTCTGGTCGATGTACATACCATTGTATTCCATCTCAGTCGTAGCTAGTAACCCGTCGAAACGAAAGGCTAACATCTTACGGAACTCAGGTGGACAATCTGCACGCATACGATTAATCTGTCCTAACATAATTAGCCATGTATTCTGAACATCACCAACTATCTCAGCACCGTCACCGATTAAGTATTCAGTCAATAGGCCACGTGGAATCTCACTAGTTAAAGCACCATTCTCCCACATTTCCTTAACTGCATCTATCTTACATCCACCGCCATACTGCTCAGCCGTGGCATTCATTGAAATCATCTGTACTTCTTGAGCCATGCCGCCAAGCAAGAACTCTGCGTACTGTCCACAATATATGGTGACACCACGTTTAAATGCTGCTACTAAGGCTGGTTCTTTCCATACCCATAGTAAGTCGAACTTGATGTTGAACCCATTGATTACATCACCTTTACCAAGGCTGTTAATGACGTCAACTGGTAACACTATATCTCTGTGATACTCGTCCCAGTAAACCTCGGTACATGGTCCGTTATTAACTTTGTATCCAAGTTGCACTACGTAGTTACGCTTGTCGAAGGGTCCAGCTAATCTTTTGTTGTAACGGTAATTCTCCGTCTCTAAGTCAAACGTAAATATCTTCATGCTACTTCTTAATCCTTAATCCAAATGATGTTAATACACTCACACCTAACCAGTATTGGTAGAAGTCGGGCATAGTCTTTAATACTTTAAAACCTTCCTCTATGTGTGGGGCCATTGGTGGTACGAAACAGCCTATTAAGGCTATTGATAAAATGAATGTCCAATACTCGTCCTTCAAGCTGTAACGCATACCTTCTGATAAGATGGTTTCTAATTCACCATTCTTATCTTCTGCATTCATTATACGCTGTGTCTGTTGAGTACGTAACTTTGTTTTGTTGTCGCTTTTCTTAGCGAGTAAACCCGTTATGGGTGATACTATCGCTTTGAAGAATGATATTACTGGGTTCATGCTTTTTGCTCCGCAATGATTACTGGTTTACCGAAGTGTGCTTCGAGTTCTGCGTGAGTTAAGACAACTGGTGTCTTGCTCTCGATGTGGATGTTTAACCAAGACAACTGGGTATCGAGGTTGTTGAGTACGCCTTGTTGCTTACCTCTAATCATCTTCAATCTAGCTAACTCAGCTTCACAATCGTAAAGTGACCTGTTCTTCCAACTTGCCATTTTGTTCCTCTTCTCTCGTTCGAGCATAGCGCAAGCTATACCAATGTTCATACCTACTGATGCTCCAAACATAATTAATTCCTATGTAATTTATTATACGCCCTCATAGAAGACGTATTAAAATTATATAGCGCAAGCTCCACCGTCACAACCTTCACCGCGTTCTTCAACACCGTGAGTTGGTTGCTTCTGGTCTGCACCGAATAGATAGCCTCCCTTGTTACCGGAATACCATTTACCTACTCTTGGTGCAACATGCTTAAACCAATGGTCCTCACCCATCCAGTTGGGCTTCGTTATAGAAAGCCCGTTCCTGTATGCTGTGAGTCCATCTGCTGACATGGTTAAATCATTAGAAGCCATTTAGCTTACCTGTCCATCTACCATTAGTATCTAATTCCATCGGTATCAACCGTGGTATTGAATCTAGTATGATTGAACAGCCAAGTAACGGCTTCTTCGGAAACAACCGACCGTAGGCAAAGGCCAAGGCTTTGGGGTCTATCAAGCATCCTGATATCAATGACCAATATAAGGCAGTAGTTGATGAACGATATTGTATCTCGAACTTGCCATGTTCATGACCTTCTACAATACTACAACGTTCATGTGCTGCGTTATTCAATGTATCACCTGCTGATTGATGCTGGAAGATGCACTTCTCACCGTTGGGTAACGTGACAACATGCCTACCCTTCCATTCCCAACCTAGCCCTTGCCCATCAGGGAAAAGGATTTCACGATATGACTTGATGTACTCGGTAGGTATACCGGACTTGAAAGCTCTACGATAGATTAAGCTACCGTGGTTACTGTGACAGATATCCATCACAGGAAACATTCGCTCAAGTGCCTGCAACCATATGCGAGCTTTAGATAATTCAACACCCGCACTGTCTAAGCTGGGGTCAGAGTCGTGCATAGACAAAGCATGTCCATCAGTCTCGTCACCAAGGTTGATAACACGTGTTGGTCTAATCTTAGCTGCTACAGCCGCCAAGAAGTCTAAAGCATCAGGGTGATGATACGGTGCGTGTTGGTCAGGTATAACTAAGATACGTCTATTGTTAACCTTAACCACTTCACTTCTATCATCATCAGTCTTTGCCGGAGTACGTAATACAACGTCATTTCTAATCTTACGGTCCAGTACAGTTGTCCCTTGATAGGGTGTACCGTCCCGCTTGGTTACTTCTGTCAGTTGTCGTCGCCAATAGCGCATCAACTGTTTACTTATCTCACCACGATTAAGCTCAGACAATGCGGCTGCTGCTGCTTTATCTGTCTTAGTACTATCAATAGCTGCTAGTACCTCGTCGTTGGTAAATAGTTTTCTTAGTCTGGACACTTCCAATTCTCCAATAGTGCTTTGCCTTTTATATGGGCTGCACGTTGTTCTGTTAACGGTTCATTACTTGTCCTAGTTAATGTTCCAAAGTTGTCTCCAATAAATGTAGGTGACTCGCTTATCATGATAAATTGATTAAAGTTATAATCAAAATAGTTAATGACTTGGTCGAGTGGATGTGTTGCTTGTATTGATATACCAATAAGGTCAATACCATTAGCTAACTTGGTTACACCATTTATCCGGTTGATAGGTGTAACTTCCTCTTCTGAAAGGTAAGACGGGAACTGTACGTTATCAATACCCATCATGTCTAATTGTCGTGTGATGCGGTCTAAATCATCCACAAGTATGTCGATATCTTTTGGTTTCCTACCGAAGAATAAGTCACGGGGATAACCACCTGCAATGATATAGTTCACACCAAGTTCGTCTAACAGCTTTAACAGCTTCGGTAACATAATGTCGTCAAACAACAACATTAGCGTGTCTGCATCGTAAGGTCAATGCTCCGGTTTCTGTCTTTATCAAGAGCATCTTCTGCTTCCTGTGCTTTCTCAATCAATATGGCCAGACAGTGTGCTGCTTTCTTTAACTGCTGTACCTCGTTATCTTTACTGCGAGTCATATACTTATTAATCTTAGTATAGACCGCTGCTTTAAGACCTGAGTAACCGAAGTTAGCAAAGGTC